CTGGACGCGCATGATCCTGTGGGACGCCATCTAAGGAGTAATACCCCCTAGATAGTGTCCGGCGGGACCAACTTATAGTACCAGCCCCACGAGCATATACGCGGAAGCGACCTCCGTCGCCAACGCAGCTCTTGAGGCTGTGCATGAGCTTGCGAAAGAGAAATTCCCTTGCGGGAAGTTCTCCTGTGCGCCTTGTAAGACAGCGAATGGAGACAAATTCAGGCCAACGGCTAATGCCGTCATGCCAGAATGTGTCAAACTCAGTGTCAGACTCGGGACCTATAGGCATATGTTCCCATCCATCAATATACTTCATAAAGAAGTGATCGATGGGTTGGGGCATATAACAACCTGTATGAATCACAAACCAACGGTTAAGTTGGTTTCTGAGACATATTAGGTGCATTATGTCTTTAATTCCATGATCTGGAACGAAGACAGGTCTATAGTCTACTCCGGCGATATAGTCCTTACCACAAGATTCCCTAACGGGACCCTCGAGGAAGGATTTATCACGATTTATCTTAAAGCCGGCATACTCAAAATAAGTCAAAAGCCCTATAGCGAGATACCGGGGAAAGATAAGATCGTCTCCGAAGACAGAACACTTCTTCAAATCATCCCTACACCCGTACATTTTAATGTACGCGCGTATAAATGATAAGAAGATGAGTGACTCAAGCACAAACGTAGTTCCATTTCCCATCGAGGACACCTTTGCATAACGCAAGGCAGTCCCGTCCGGAAGAAGTCCGTAAGGACTTCTAGTGGAACGTAGCAAACCGAACCAACCTGGAGTCGCTAGAAACTCTAGTAACTTCAGGCTGATGGTATCAGAAGCGTTGGATAAATCAACAGTACATGGTGAAAGCCACGTATTATCGAGAGATCCTTCGCGGGCTAACCTGTGATTAACACGGTCTTGCTTATCGAGATTTATCCCGAATAGAGCAAGGCGTGATCGCAGGACGCCTTCTATACCAAGTTGAAGGTAAATATTACCTTCTGGTTCGATGGCAATGGGACGATCTTTCGTCCCATCCTTAGGTACGGTAGTTATACGGTTGTAGTTACAGGTTTGGATTACTCCATTCCAGAACTCAGTCCAATCTAGGATGCACCACATCGGGATATTATTCCGACGACGGTAGGAGTCTTCTAAGGCTCCCATCCAACGATTGTCTAAACGTATAACATCCCTAAGCAAGTCCCTGGCTCCAGCATTCACACGGTAGGGCCAATCATTGTACTTGAAGTACGAGGATTGGTGATTCCTAGTGATGTGAACGGTTGAACCGGGTCCATGCCTAGCGCGGTGTGCAATGTCCTCAAGCTCTGGAGTAGTCCCGGCTATGAGCCTGAACTGAACTCGAGCCTCCAAGAACAAAGGATCTTCACTGTGAACAGTTAGCTTCGATAGATTTTCATCTATCTGGATAACGTTCCGAATACATTCCGTCTTCCTTTCGGAGGGCGAAACCGTTTCAAGTGTTGGATCCTTCTTGCACATATAAGCCAGGAGCAGGCGGCCGGCCAAAGCCGAGCCTCCTCTTTGTGGGAGCGTGCTCTGCAGCCCCCATAAACCCCGGAGTTGGTGATAGCTAGTAGGATTCCTCTGTCGAAGAATCCCGTCTAGCATCTCACTTTCCTCCGGACTTCCGGCTAAGCAGTACTTCCGCAACAACCCTAAGAGCTCCCAGGAGAAATCTCCTGGTAAGCGTCTTAGCGTTGGAACCGGGCGCACGTTTCTTCGTGCCCGTCGGCTGGGGGACTTCGTCCCCGTTTGACGAACTCGTTGAAACTTCATCTTCTTTGTCTTTTGGCTTCACAGCCTTTAGACTTCGAGGTTGAAGTTCAACTTGTTCATCAGAAGTGCATTGATCAACAATGCAGCAGCGTGCTCTCGCTGAGCGAGAACACTAGCGACGGAAGCACCCACAGGGGTACTGAAGTTGACCTCGATAATATCGGGTTCAACAACAGTAGCCCCCAGGGCGTTTAGTACTGCCATATCCCGGGTGAACTTAAAGGACGACTTCATCGTGCCCAGGCGTGTGCCTGAGCGCTTTGGAAGCGTCCGATAGAACCCCAGGATGTTCCTGGAGACCTGCGTATGTTGATCCGTTACGCCGTAGTATATACTACGGCCAACCGGATCCTCAATGCGGTCAAACACCTTGTTAACCAAGGTGTTGTTATCGAGAACATCCACCGCGAGGGTGATTTGATCTGGTAGCATGGGTGTTTATACCTTTGTTACTAACCTCATTACTTACTCCTAGTAATACTTTGTATAACTTGGGTCAGTAATGACGCGAGATCTGTAAACTTCTCCCAATTTAACTTAATGTTAATTTGGGGGAGAGCGGACAGACTCGGATCGGGCACACGTCTTACATGGCGGATCATTTCTTGAGCGTTATAGGATGAGGCATATTGCCCCACATATTGGTACCCACCAGAGAAGTAATTTCTCCCCTGGCGGTTAACACTATAGAATCCTATACAGTTCGAGCGAATGGTCGACCACTTACACAGAACACGCTGGTCCATTCGGCCCTCATGGGCCGATATGCGCGTGCTCGCATCAACAAACCAATCCAGGATAAACGAAAAGGGAACAAGTTCCCAAATCGCGTTACCCACACGGTCGATACCTACATCACCTCGGTGATATAAGTGATCGAACGGGTCGGTGTGTTGAACGAGGCATCCAGAGGAGACGATAGTATTTCTGCCGCGGTAACGATACTGCTGTTCGAAATGAAAAGCATTAGTCGTAACAACGTCAGGAATATTCGACTTATAGCGTAAGGTCTCTTGTGAGACAAAACGCATCCTCCTGGCATTACCGGTTTTGGAATAAGCAGTCATATATGACTTATAGTCATAATATAACTGCATAAAACCATATCGGTATTCCAACCATTGGGCAGCTAAGTTACCAGCGAGTTTAAGAGCACCAGACGGTGTGAACATCTTACGACCATTCTTCTGCAAGAAGCTTTTCAGCCTCGGCAGGATGGTAATAAGTCGCTCAGCACTATCTAAGGTCTTCTTAGCCTCAGCCATAGTAACGAGGAGCTGTGCATCGGATTCGGCAGCATTAGCTAAGCACTTTGCAAGGGTTCGTTGAATAGCGTCACTTACACCAGATTCTGGGTAATTGGCGTTAAGAAACGATCCTTCAAAGTACGGGTGGTTCCAATTAATGACCGTAAGGTCATTAGGAAACCACCTACTATAGTTAGGTGTGCCAGTTTTGGGCTCGTACTTAACGAAGCTTGTAATTACCCCGTCCGACTGACGTATTTCAGTCTGTTGGACAAGATAATTATCTTCCTTGAGCTCGAGCTCTACCTGTATTGATTCCATGGGATTATTATATATAAACCCATTGTTTCTACCCTTGGAGAACTGCGGAGTAATGACATCCGTCATTTTCTTCGCTTTCCCAGAGGTATAACAGGTGATGTCTTGTGCGGTTGGAGCCCCACCATTAACCGAGTACTGAATTTGTCGTACTTGACTATTAATGGAGCCTTCTGTACGTGTTCTACTTGCCATATTACTCTGTAATACGGCGAGTAGAGCAGGCCTCACAGAGAGAGACCCTGTGATATTAAACCTGCTTCAGCAGCCGCCGTA